TAGAGGGGGAAACGAATGAAAAACCACAAACCGGTTATACCAAGACATGTTAGTCATGAGCGATATTACATTCATGGCGACGTAAAGTGCCCGGATGATATGCAGTGGGTTTGTAGGCATTGTGGCAAGACGTCTCAGACCAAGTATGGTTTTGATGAGAACAACGAGAATTGCAGCGACAGAGGTTACGACGGGAGCTGTGTACTAAGTGCCGTATTGTGTTATAAGAAGGACCACTAATGTCTCGCCAAACATACGTCGGCCTAAAGAGACAACGCGAGGAGCGTGATAAACAGTTCCGTCGTAACAGAGAGTGGCGACTCAGAACCATTAAGCATCCAGTAGAGATCACTGACGACATGGCGCGGTATATTTTGTGCGACACATTCGGAGTGAAGTTTGACCAGCTTGAGGAGCCCTTGAAGGAACAGATACAGATAGAGTTATCTCACGTGCTATCCTATGGAACAAGGCGATCTCTACAAAAACATTGGATTGAATACATAAACCGGCTAAAGCGGTATTACATAGCTGGTTATATGGATGCTAGAATGAATAAATTCGAATGGCTGGTAAAGTTGACGGCCAGTTATCTTGAATATTGTTATATACGTCGACTAGACAAGGTGAGCGAGTAATGAAAGATATCAATAATGTGAAGGTAAACGGAACGGTCAACTTTGTAAGCTTCAAGGAATCAGCCGGCGGTAAGCCGTGGTTACTATGCACGGTAAAGACGTGCGCGTCAAACGGATACGATGCATATGTTGAGTTCATTGGGTTTGGTGACGTTGCAACTGAGAACAAGAATCTACAAAAAGGTGATAGAGTTGACGTGATAGGTGAAATCATGAAAAAAAAGAACAAGAAGTCGGGTGAGTTTGAGACCGTGGTGTTCGCTCTTGTTCTAAAAAAACACGTTTCCACCAGTGATGATTCACCAGCCACACCATCCGATGATGACGATATTCCCTTTTAGTAAAATAAACACGGTGAGAATATATGACTACAAGTCAGCCAGGGCAATAATGGATGTGTGGGAAGTATTTGGAAAGAAGTTCGCAAATGATCAAACCGGCAAAACGACCAAAACCAAAACGCCCTATTGAGTACCAGGAACAAATAATCCTAGCCGATTACCTTGACCTTCGGTACGGGTACTTCGGCTGGATTCATGTTCCAAACCAACGCTGGGCAAAACTAGCTTATCTGGTAAAGCTAAGGCGCATGGGTGTAAAGAAGGGCTTTCCTGATATAATAATACTAAAACATAAAATATTTATCGAACTAAAACGTGTCGGCGGTAAAAGACCTGAAGAAGAACAGGTCATCTGGATGGAAAAGCTCAATGAAGAATGTGGCTGGACTGGTTTCGTTGCATACGGTGCGAAAGATGCTATACTAAAGCTAGAGGGTATGTGTGGATGATATGGTAGATTATCTAGTAAAAGTAATACAACGACATCTTGACCTAGAACGGTCTAACAAGGTACCACGTGTTGTGTTATATGAATCACGCAAACGGTTACAGAGTATATTGGATGAACTCGGTCGTCGGCATAAGCCGGCCAAACCTAAAAAGAGAGCTTCGAGTATATGATAATAAGTAAAAAAGTATGGGACAGATATCAAAACCTAAGATCATCCAAATGTGATGATAAGATGTATCCTGATCTGGAGACAGAACGACAGTCCAAGGTGTTAAGGCTACACCTAGCACTGTTCTACGATATCGGAGAAAAGCCGAGTGATCTGCTGGAGGGTAAACTAATCGACGTTCCACGGCCTTATCCGAAACGGTTGGGGAAATATGACTGAGACTAGCAACCAAACAACGGAATGTCGCACTTGCGGCAAACAGATTCGTATTGTTAGGTCGCCAACCGGATGGATTCGCATCGATCCGGATCAGTGTGAAGATGGAACGGTGTTTTTCATCCGTGGCAAGGCTATAAATTCCCCAAGTCATGCATGCGACATGCGGAAACCGGTTTTTCGGGTACACGCTTGCGCCTTGGCTTCCGAACAGAAGCGAATTCGCGAATTAGTTGTGGGGAGAGATCATAATCAGCATGGGGCTCTATACAGGAAGCGAGCCGATACGCTTTGAGGAACATTTCCGCCTTACGTCGTGTCATTTTATTGGGTATTTCATCATATCCCACTTTATTTAGTGTGCTTTTCAGTCTATTACGTGTTATCTTTAGATATTCGGCTATTTCTGTGAGAGTATAAACAGACATGTCAGATAAAACCAATATTAGCAAAAAAGCAAAGAGCGAGCAACTAGCAACTATGGATACGAACATGCTTGTCGGTAGCCTGAAGGTACTTGACGGCGTATTGGGCTTTGCTGACATTGATGCTGACGCAGAAGATCCGCCGGATGAGTGGTTGAGACAATACGGAACGAAGGAAGCACACCGCCGGTTCCGTCTGGCCAAAGCTGGTTGGGAGTCAAGCAGAAACCTACCATCTGGCGTGAAGATAGCCACAACGCTTGTTACTGAAATAATGAAAGCCAAAGCAATGCAACAGGTTGAGGAGCGTTATCGCACGCTGAAACAACCCAGGGTAGATAAACCCAGGGCAACTGACATAGACGTGGACATAGAAAAGTTTGGGGAGGTAAATGTAGATGAATAAAGTAAGCACAAGAAAGTGTGTAAACATCCACAATGGAATTGAGGGCAATATTGTTGAGATGGATGGCGAGTTATACGTTCTGTATGCAGATATGCGTGGTAACGTTCGCAAGGTTTTATTTTCCGAAAACAATTGGGTAGAAAACGTTCCCCATCCCAAGAACCTACCGCGCTCGGTGGTTCTACAGGTCGCGTTTGAAGCCGATACAAAACTACTGAATATCTATGGTATAAAATCACTTGAATGGCTTAGTCTTCATCCGGAAAAGAAACGGTCATGGTTGGAAGAAAAAACCAACTGGATGGAACACGGCCTTGAGCTTGGTATGCTTAGAAAGAAAATGTTTGAGTCAATAATGCAAACACTGGAGCCGTTATGGATAGAAGCGTAAAGAAACAGCTCCCAAATGTTCAGGTTACTGAAAACAACCTAATCCAATACGTACAAAAGATAGCCGAAGTAGTCGTGGAAATGCGTGCCGTTCTCAACCGCGACGTTGGCGAGTTGGTCGAAGTTAGCGCGGACTACGAATGCCTAGAGTCAGACTGGGTGGTTGTGGTGAACTCAGGGGGTGGTGCGATTGCGGTAACGCTACCTAGCGCTAGTAGAATAGCCAGACCTATATTTATAACCAATCCAGATGGTGGTGTTATTACCGTAGAACCACAAACCGGTGAAACCATTTCCGGTGGCGCTAGCGATACGATTGGAGCCGGTGAAGCAGCTACAATGTATTTCGCTAATGACGACGACTGGATTATATTAAACGAATACTAATGCAGTTTACCGAATTTCCAGTCGATCCAGAAATATACACTCCCAGCCAATGGGGTATGAGGTATCATAACCTAAACACAAACGAAGCGCTTGGTGCCGGAAGCGCTGGTCCAGGAAAATCCCTGGTACTTCTAATGGACCCGTTTCTACAGATTGCCATAGAAAACGAGCGCTGTAGTAACAAAGAACATTCAAACCATATTGAATGGGGCAACTCCAAAGGATGGGCACTTCATCTAAGGCGAACTAAACCAAGACTACTTCAAACACTCAGCCGTGCACATTCTTTATTCAGGAAGATAGAGCCAGACGTAAAATGGAATTCAAAGGATGGGATATTCACCTTCAAAAGCGGTTATAGATATCAGTTTGGTCACTGTCGTAATCCCGGTGACTGGAGCATGTATACATCCCAACAGTACTCTCACATTGCTATCGATGAGGTAATAGAGTTCCTAGAAGATCAGGTTCAATGGATACAAACCCGACTAAGGTGCGACGATCCTGTACTGCGCACCATGTGTCGATTTAGGGCGATGACCAATCCTGTTGTGTCGGATGATCTCGGTGGTATCAAAATGACCGATACCGAATGGGTTCGTAGGCGGTATGTCGATCCATACCCATCTGGTAATAAGGTTCTAAGTAAGGTAGAGCGAGCTAAGGACGGTCGACTTGTAAAGCGCACTAGAATATATCTACCGGCGACACTATACGACAATCCTGATAAGGACTTTGTGAGGGATTACGAAGACGAACTTCTCCATAAGCCACGGCATATTAGAGAAGCGCTTTTATATGGTAACTGGTACTGGACTGTTGGGGGGTTCTATTCCGACACGTGGGATCCGGACATACACGTGTGTAAGCCGTTTAGAGTACCCGATTCGTGGAAGATATTTAGAGCAATGGACTGGGGTTATAGAAAACCGGGTTGCGTGCACTGGTACGCAATAGACCCAGACGATACGCTTTACCTGATCAAGGAGCTTACGTTTCAGGACAAAACAGATGTTCAGATGGCATTACGCATTCGAGAAGAAGACCGCAAGATGGGCTTTGTAAAGAATAATGTGTCATTACTGAACGGTCCAGCAGATACGCAGCTCTGGGAGGAACGTGGTGAAGCAATCCGCTCGAAGGCTGACACATTTGCGCAAAACGGTGTGCAATGGGTAAGGGCTAACAAAAAAAGTCGTGGACGAAATGCCGAACTTCTGTTAAATAGACTAAAGGATGTTGATAAGGATGGAAAAGATCCAGCTTTTGTAGTATTTGATAATTGTAAAAAGACGATACAAATTATACCGTCAATCAAGACCGATGGCGAAAACCCAAACGTTCCGAAAGATTCAAAAGAAGACCACTGGCATGACAACGTTTTATACGCTTGCGCGTTTGCGTCTATGCCGGGTGTTGGTACAAGCAAAGCGGAAATAAAAGAACTTTCTCACGCTCCAAATGAGGACGATAAAGATGCCCAGGGATTTGGATACGGATTTAGATACAACTGAAACTGAAGAAGAAACCGAACCAACCGAAGTACTAAAGTACGACGAGGAGGCCGACAACTTCGTTCCCATATTTGCCGAAACCGAGGATGGTAAGATAGCGCTGACCGAACTGTCAGATCGGGTGCTGACAGACTTCGATGAAGCATGGAGGTCGGGGGAAAGGGCACGTAAACAGAGAAAGATTGAGTGGGATCTATTTACCAACGTTCTTCCAGAGCGGGATAAGAAATTCAAGGATATGGCGAATGTATCGCTTACTATTGTACTTGAAAACATATCCAGGCTGGTACACCGTGCTGAGTCGGAACTCTTCGGCGACTGGACCAATGTGTTTGGTGTTATGCCAGTCGGCCCGGATGACGTTGAACAGGCTGATATTCTCAGCAAACACGGTAACTGGCAGCTAACCCAAAAGATTCTTGACTTCCCAAGGCAACAGCAACGGGGGTTGTTACACTTCTACCTATTTGGTGACGTCGTAGCCCACTCGTACTATGATGAGAAGACCAAGCGCAACCGTCATGAGATACTTACCATGGACGATTTTGTTGTACCGTTTACAGCGGTATCAACAATGCCAGACTTTTCTGACGTTCAATACCGTGTTAGAATAATTCGTAAATACCGCCATAGCATGGAAGCAAAGCGTGGCATTTGGTACGGAGTCGACCAGGTAATAGACGGAGAAAAACCAGACTGGTCAGATGATCCACAACCGGAACTTGCGCTACGCAACGCCGACAAGCTTGGCTACAACGTAGATGAGCTTATGACGGCACCTTATATCATCCTGCAATACGAGGGTTGGTATTTATTGCCAAAAATGGACCGGGAGCGGTTTATACAAGCGTTTGTAGATTACAAGACAGGCGCTGTGCTGGATGTACATATCCACGAAGAAGCACCGTGGGAAGAAACCATCCGGTACGAAACCCAGCTACGTGAACTAGAGCAATACAAAGACACGTATCAACAGCATCAATATATTACATCACAGATGGAATACCAACGGGCACAGATAGGCCAACAGGTAGACCAGGGTCTGCTGGATGCGGGAGACATGAACCAGGCGGAGCCAGTCGGCCCAGAAGAACAGCCTCCACCGGCGCCTGAGTGGATGAAGAATCCATTTGACATGGAGGAAATGCCACCACCCAAGAAAACCAGTCCGATACACATGTTCAGCCATGGTGTATGCATCGAGTCTTTGACGGGTGTTTCCGGCATAGGTTACGGCAGGATAGTTACCGCGTACAATATCGCCGCAAATATACTTTTATGCCAGTATATCGACTCGGCCAGCTTAGCTAACTGCAACACCCTTATTACCACCGACCTTGTTAGATGGAAAAACCCGTTCCGCATAGGTCCGGGTGTTGTTAATACGGTTGGGGGAATATTCGGTTCAGATCTAAAAAATAACATCATGCCGATGACGCCGGGGCAGGCTAACCCTCAGATGAAAGATCTCGTAGAAATGTTCGTCGCAATGGGTCAGTCAAGTATACAGTCACCGGACGTTTTATCTGGTGAGCCAGGTAAGAGTGGTGAGACATTTCGCGGTATTGCAACCAGGGTGGAACAGGCAACGAAACAGCTTAGTGTGACTACCCGTTCATACGCCAGGTTCGTTCAGCAAATACTGAAGAACAATGCCAGACTAAATGCCATCTACATGGATGATATAGAAATATTCATGGTAAATGATGACAAAGTGGGGATGACTACTGAAACGATCAGTAAAAAACTATACGAACGCGACTATTCGACAATCATTCGATCCGATTTGAAATACACAAGCCAGACGCAAAAAGCCGAAAACTCGTCGGCTGTATTAGAGATTGCACAAAACAATCCATATCTGGTATATAATGCTGCTTTCATGTATAAGGCATTACGTGACTATTTGGAAGCATTAGGAAAGTCAGAACTAATCGCAATGCTCGGCCCTGAGCCGCCTCCACCTCAACAGCCAATGATGTTACCGCAGCAACAGGCTGCCACACCAGAGGGTGGACAGGGTGGTCAACAGCAAGGGGGTCAGTAATGTTAGAAGGAGAATATGCAGGACGATTTAACTGAACTAAAACATGCCCATACCAATTGGGTAGACCATCAATACACAAGAACCTTTCTAAACCAAGTCAAACAGAATCGCATTACAGCATTTGAGGTGCTGCAAAGCGCGTGTAGGAGTACTAGCGACCCCAAGGTTGCAGCTGCTTATCTGCAATGGCTTACTTTAACCAATACGGAAGAATCCATATTGAAAGGACCAAGGGATGAACAGGGCTAGAGAAGATGCAAGGAAGAACAAGGTATCGCCGAAGGGGGCACTGTCTAACGTTAGCGGCCTGCTCGATGCTCGTCGTATTCAGTACAACATTCCAGACAGTGTTTTCGATATTACTGCTGTCTATGATCGCATACTCGTCTATCAGGTATTGAAAGAAGAGAGAGAGTTCATGGACGAAGCCGGCCTAATCATAAAAACCAGGTCGTGGCAATCGGCAGAACGCCGATCTACTCCGTCTGGTGTTATCATATCTGCCGGTTGTGAAGCATTAGATATACTAAAAAGCAATGGCATGGACATCGGTCATTTGGTTTTTTACACGCAGCTAGCGTTTTACCGTATACCGGTTGATACAATTCTGGGCGAGGATATCAACCTGGTTGTGTTGCGGGTTGGTGAAGTTGTTGGTAGTATCGACTTGGCAAACGCGTTACAAAAAAGGCTAGCCAGGATAGTCCCCAAAGAACGCGAGTTGCCAAATGGATCCACCAGGGTTGAGCACTGTTTTGTTGATAGCGAAGGCAAGCGGTGGGACCCCGTTCTGGGGTTTAGCCCGGATGATTTATAGGAGATAGCTTATGTTTGATGACGAAAAAGATGTATTAGAAAACGAAGACACTGAAGACGAGTTAGAAGAAGATCCCAATACCGACGAGTCGTTGGCGGAGGAACCGGCCGAAGAGCCGCGACTTAGTAGACGCGAACGCCGGAAACTCCGTGGGCAGAACCTGGTTGCCGAAAGCCAAAAGCTTCGGTATGAAGCCGAACAACGCTCGATAGAGCTAGAACGTCGTAACATGGAAATGGAACGGCGGTTGAATGAGCTCGAAGGTAGGGTATCAAAGTCCAGTGTGCAAGAGCATGAGAACGATCTGGATAAAAGTATAGCCAATAATTATAAAGAACGCGTTAGACTCTCACGCGAGTTTTCTGCTCTGGCCGCAAATTCAAATGAACAACTAAGCGAAGAAGACCAACAGGCATACCTGGACAAGGTACGCCGGTTAGATGACGAGCAGTACGAGCTTCGTGCAAGAAAGTTCGGCCAGTTCTCGCAACAACAGGCAACACCCCGCGAACCCCCCGAAGTACAAGCTCTCAGAACACGTTATTTTGATGTAACCTCCAACCAACGTGCCACATCATGGGCAACCGCACAAATGCAGGCCGCTATAGCTGAGCGCGATATTCCACCGTCGAAAGATGAAGCACTGACTATGTTGGACGATGTAATGCATAGAACCAGGCAGAAGTTCAAACTTGGTGATTATGGAAAACCGTCTGATGCCACAAAACGTAAATATGCCGGTGTAGGAAGCGATTATTCCCAGCCATCCGGGTCCAGAAACACGGCAACATCACCGTTGTCAGAACAGGAAAAGTCCATGGCCAGGGTTATGTATTCAGACCTGGACGAACAATTAGCATTCAAGAAGTTTGCAAAAGAAGTAAAGTCTGAAAAATAACTTACAGTATTACAAAATAATTCTTGACTTATAAAACAAACCAATCAATCATTAAACTACAGAAGCGTGTAATCTTGCCGAGCGCGCTTTTGCACGGCTTTAGTCGACTCCAGACTTTAGTCCGACATTTTCAGCTGGAGTGCCAGTCCGCTGGGCGCAGGTTAGCGGGGAAAATGTATGACTAAACACGAAAAACTGGAAGAATATCGACAGAGCCAAGACAGCGAAAACAGCATAAGAAAAGATCCGCCGAAATCGTCAGCGGTATCATCTCATGCGCAGTTCCGAAAAGACAACATGGGCCTAATCAACCTGGACCCGAAACGTCACTATGTTGGCGTGTTCGCCAGGGATGAGGAGTCAGTAGCCCGGTACGAGGGTGAAGGTTATGTTGTGGAAACTGTGCGTAATGATGGTCCGAAGTACTCTGGGTACTCAAACGCAAACACCGGCGAACCGGTAGTGTTTCGTGGGCACATACTCATGTCCATCGATAGAATAGAACTTGCTGCTAACAACGCCAGAAAACAGGCTCAGTCTGATGCTCTCCAAAACAAGATCAGAAATAAGAAAGAAGAAGATCAGCGCTACGATGGAACCTACGGAGTTGCTGGGGTTAGTGTAACCCAACACGAAGTATCTATTCCAGCACCGCGCTAATTAAAAGGAGACATAAATGGCTAACAACCTGCACTTGTATGGGTTTCGACCCTTCAAGAAAAAGACCGGGGCTAATCCCCTTAGGCTTACGGTTGCGACTGCCCAGGACGATGTGGACGACGGCTCTAATAGCGTTCATATTCGTCCCGGCGATCCACTTAAGCTTTTATCAACTGGTGGTGTAAAAGTCGCCCTAACGACTGAAGAGGTTGCGTATATCTGTGCTGGCATTTTGCCGGTATATTCCGCAGCTCAAGGGGTTATGATACACAGTAAACACTATCCCAACCAAACCGCATGGGGAACCGTAGAAGCGCGGCGTGGCTATGTCATGGGCTGGCCGGTTGACGCTTACACGTGGGAAATCGACTGTGATGACGCTGTGACGGCAACTACGCAAGCTGCATACGAAGCTCTGGTAAACTCGAACTGCGCGTTTGTTGTTCCGGGTAACACCACGACTGGTTACTGTGATCCATATGCAGATATTTCCACTGTAGACCCCACCGATGTCGACGATTCGCTAAGAATAGTTGGCGTTTCACCTTCAATCCATAACCGAGACTTTTCTGGCAACTACGTCAAGATTCTTGTTGATTGGAACATGTCTGACGCGGCTGGATGGCCAGATGCTACTAGCATTGTTGCTGGTGTGTAAGGAGATATTATGGCTAATCTAGTTATGCGCAGCACTAACGCCACCTCACTTGAGAAGGCGCTAAACAAAATCATCGACGACAAAGAACGACCGAAGAAGATGTACTACAACAAGTGGCTCAAAGAGAGTTCGGGATCTGGAGGTCAAATTGATGACCTTGAGGTGTACGGACCTGGCTTGGGTTATGAGGTTCCAGAAGGTACCGATATACCCATGGCCGAAATGGGAGAGCACACTCGTAGTAGATACATTCCTGTGAAGTATGCGTTGGGTCTTCAAATCACCGAAGAGGCGCTTGAAGATAACAAATACCCGCAGGTTCTACGGTTGGCTCAACGTAACAAACGTGCGATCATGAGGACCATCGAGGTTGTTTCTCATGACCTCCTAAACCGCATGTTCAGTAGCAGCTATCCGCTTGCAGACGGTCTGGCCCTTGGGTCGGCTAGTCACACACTGGGTAACGGCAGTACGTTCAGCAACTACATGGCGGCTCCGCAGTTGAGCCCATCGATTACCGCGCTTGAGCGTGCACTGTCCGACATCACTGCAATGGTGGGTCACGATGGTGTTATCGAGGGTTACAACGGGAAACGTATTGTATGTCCGCATGGACAACGCTGGGCGTGGGCACAGATACTGAAATCCGGTCAGTCTCCAGAGACTTACCAGGGCATCAATGCTGTGTCTGCTTCTCAAACGGGCCTTGAATCCGAAGCGGTTGCAACACCGTTCTGGAACGCTTCTACCACCAACTGGTGTATTCAAACGGACGCAGATAATCCGGCGACCATTTACTTCTGGCGTAGACCGCGTAGTCGCGCTTGGACGGAAGATGGACCGCAGATTATGCGATACACCGCTGATACACGTTTTGTTGTTGGTTGTAGCGACGCGAGGGCTTTTTACTGCGTGGAGGCGTAAATGAGTATCAACACCTTCATAAATGCACAACAGTCTGTGCTTGCCAATCGGTACGGAATCACGATTCCACCGACTGCGCACGTTGCGGCCTTTGTGTGCAGTAACGGCCTACCCGATAACGTAGACTCGTTCGTCAAGAAAAACCTTGTTACCTCTCTGAATGACGCACTGGCACGGTGTGAGGCTGATAGGCAGAACTTTGTGTTTGTTCTACCAACCCACACCGAAAGCGTTGCATCTGCTGATGCGATGGATAATCTTGTTGCTGGAACTCAGATAATCGGTGTTGGTGACGGGGTTGACAGACCCACATTTACGTGGTCAGTTGCAGGCTCGACTTTCTTGCTCGATCAAGACTGCGTTAGCATCGTAAACTGTCGCCTACACCTGGAACCCGGTACTGGTACCGTTACGGTAGCAGCACCGATTACGGTTAGTGGCGACGGGTGCAAAATAGCTGGTTGTTCCATTCGGTTTAGTACCGACGCAAACAACAAGGTAACGCAAGCCTTTACCGTAACTGGTGATGATTTCAGTTTCATCGATAACCATTGTTATGGCGCAACGGCTGGTGAATGCACTGCGTTTATGGATGCGAATGCGGCCCATCGGCTCACCCTGATTGGCAACTACATCGCTGGTGCTACTTCAAACACTGCGGTTGGACTGTTACGGTTTGTAACCGCCGCATCACTCAACGTATACCTAAAAGACAACGTGTACATCAACCGAAAGGCATTGAGCACATGTTGTGTTACTGGGCTAGCTGCTGTATCCGGTATTTCGATCGGCGAATCGTTCAACTACCTTGATACATCATCGCTAACCCCGTGGCTTACTAGTACTGGTATAATGCATTTTCATCGGCCGAGTGTTACGAATACGGCTGGTGAAACTGGTTCCGAAGTAGTTGGCACCGTTTCTGCGTAACGCCAACTAAACTCTGGGGGTATGGCGACATGCCCCCGGAAGGTGTAACGCATGACGATTTCAACAAACCGAGGTACAGAGAAAACCATAGACCAGATAATCCTGTCTGCATACGTGCAGGCCGGTTTGGTCGAGGAAAGCCAAAGACTCAACCCACCTAAATGGGCTGATAAGTTGGCTGTCGGGCGGGACTATCTAAACAGTATCGTGAACAGTCTCCAGGTTGAGGGTGTTCCCATACGGTCTATGGTGCTCTCTAATCTTGCTATCACGTCTGGCGTGAAGCAGTACGCGTTACCCACATACACGTTGGATGTGGTGGGTGACGCTATCTTTCAGGATTCATCTTCAACCGTTTTAGAAGCACAGGAAGAATACCTTGTTAGACCGTGCACGATGGCGCAGTGGCAGGTTATACCCGATAAGAGCGCTACTGGTGCCCCTGAAAAGTATATGCTTTACAGGTCGTCCGACCCGATGAACCTGTTTGTCTGGCCAATACCAGATGAAAACGGCTATCTTAGACTGCAAATACAAAGGCTATCTGCTGATTCAACCACCGGGAATAACACCGTCGACCTTGGCGTAACCTGGACAGAATACTTGGAATGGCGATTATCATACAGATTGGCCATATCGAACTCACTTCCGGCACAAATAAGCACAATGCTGCGAGGTGAGGCTGAGGCAATCAAAATAAAACTACTTCAGAAATCCAACGAGAGTGTAACTGAAGATATGTCATTTGTACATTCCACAATGTGGGGTGGTTATAGGAATGTGATAGAATAATGTCGATTATACATTTACCAAATGGAATAGGCGACACGCTTGGTGACACGCTGGTAACAACCAGTCCGTTAGAAGTAAACGGAAATGTCTGGTATGTGCATTATGACACTGGTACAGATGCTGCCTCTCCAGCCGGTCAGAATAGACAGGCACCACTAAAGACGTTGGGACAGGCGAATACCAATGCAGCTAGCGGCGATATAATAGTCCTAATGGACGGTCACGAAGAAACCTTTACAGCCGCGGTTACGGTTTCAAAAGATCTTACAATCGTTGGGGCCGGATCAAGCGGTGGATATCCAACCGTTAAGCTTACCAATAATCAAGCCGCCGCATCGATGTTAGTTCTTTCTTGTAACAGCATAACACAGCTGAGAAACATCTGGTTTGAAGAAGAAGCTCAGGCTAACAGTTCTGTAAAGATAAGCCGGGTTTCAGCCGGTGGAACCGGAATATTGATAGTAGACAATTGTTACGTGCAATGCGGTCAATATGATGACAACTTCGCCCTATCCGTGGGTGATGGCGATTTTTGCATGATTCGCAACTCAACGTTTGTTTCCACAGCCACATCCATAGCAACCCAACCAGTTGGCGCTATGTGCGTAGACACCGCAGCAACCTCTATCAGGGCTATATTCATGGATGGAGTCGTAGTCGATGGTGGCGTGTATGGTTGGTCAAACTTTCACGCTGTAGAATGGTCGCAAAACGCAAACGACAAACCAACTGTGGTTAACATAATCAATACCTCCTTACTGCGTGGTTCTGATATGAGGATAGATAAAGACACTATTGGGTGGGTCAATGTTTCGACTAAAACCGGTGGTGTTCGTATTGACTGGGATGGTGTATAATGCATCTTATTTCCGTATTGGCATGCGGTGTGGCTGGTGCTGAATCTGGTACAGCCGAAATATATGTTCGTGGTACGTCTACCAGGGCTACGTATTACACAGACTACGAGGGCCAGTCTTCGGTATCATCCGGAGCCGATGTATCACTAGACTCGAACGGTGGTGCCACGGTATATGTAAACCAGTCTGTTGATATTGATGTAAAAAACTCCAGCGGTAGCCGTGTTAGATTCTTCACAGAAATGGTTGCCGCTCCGCTTGTCGAATACCAGGGACAGAGTTTTACCGGAACAGACTACACCACTGGAGCAAGTGCTACCAGCAAGCCCATAACTCTACAGCAAATACTGGACCTATGGTACGGAAGTGGTGGTGCGACGGATTTTAAGGTAGGGTATGCTGGGTCAAGTGTTACTATAGCACAAGCCATATCAAGTCTGGCGGGGTATTTTTACAACGTTAAGGATGCGTCTTACGGAGCGGTTGGGGACGGAATCACGGACGACACAGCTGCTATTACAGACGCGCTTACAACAGCGGCCGTCACCGGTGGGGTGGTGCTCTTTCCCCCTGGCACATATAGGATAACATCGGCGATTACTCCGGAAAACAACGTATCCCTGTTGGGTGTTGGACCATATGCATCAATAATAACCATCGACCACGCGAGCAATAACGCTATAACATACTCAAACGCGGCTACCGACGGATACCAGTTTATATCAGAACTTGGTATAACCGCTAGTCAAACCAACTCAGGTAAATTGATACAAGCCACAGCGGCTGTAAAGCTAACGCTCAGAAACTGTCATATAGGTGGTAGTTATTCAAAGTACTCACTGTATATTTCGGCTATAAACGACCACTTTATAAATGTATATGACTGTATATTTGAACAGGGCTCCGACATGGCGGGATCTGATGGGTTTGTTGTGGTAACAGGCGCATCCGCTGACCATACCGGATGGTTTAATTTCAATGGCTGTTTATTCGTTTCATCTTCGTCACAAGTTACATCCAATAGCCTACAGGTTTGGGGCAAATACGGAAGCTTTAGTGGGTGTACAT